GCCAGTTGTGGATATATTCGTGCGGCTCAATGGCGTGCCATGATTGCTTGATAAATTCGGACAGGCTTTCTTCGCAGTCGGCCTTGTCCAGCGCAAACAACGATTTGCGAATGTCTACCAGTTCTTTGTTCAGCAGCAGGGTTTCACTCATGCGAGAGAATCATCTACCGCTAGAATAACGTAAATCATTTCGGCGGCTCCGGTAAAGGCATCCAGTATTTAAAAACTTTGTTCGGATGAAACCAACCATCCAAAGTAACCCAATTATATCCTTCTTCCAAACCTTCAGGAACCCATCTGACTTGGTCAACTCTTGAACATGCTTCTTCTGTAGCCAATATCCATTGACATGAATCTTTCGGCGCTGTTTCAATAGTTTGCCACTTTGTGCCCATTGCATTTTGCCACAATTTATGAAGTTTAATGGCAAGGCTGCGATAATCCCCGTTTGCTATTGTATCAATGTTTCGTTCTAACTCTTCGGATTCAGCCTTTTCAACATTGGCTTTGACCTGTTCTCTCCAGTCAGTCATTTTATTTATCCTGTTTTGTTAATTTTCGTTCAACACCAAGAAGGAACCCTACAACTAATCCAAAAAATAACCCAGAAAGGCTCATAAATAACATTCCAAAAACAAACCATCCGTAATCAATCATTCTATCTCTCCAAGCGCTTTTCGAATAATGTAATTCATTTGAGTTGCGCCAAAACGAACTTGATTAAGGTGTTTACTCATTTCAATGATTTGCATTTTCAATTCTTTATTTTCATCACATTTTTTATCATACAATTTTATAATTCGCTCAAGTTCTGTTTCTTTATCTTGATTGTCAATTTTTGCAATTTTTTCAATTTCTTTTTTAATATCTTTTGCTGTGGCAATCATAAAATCATAAGCAGTCATACTAGAATATTCAATTTTTTGATTTTCACCTGCTTTTGTTAAAGGGCAGTTTATTATTTTATCAACTGCATCAATGCAATCTTGATATATATTTTTCATTATCTCGTCATCCTTTGTTGGATACCAATCAATCATTTTAGTCCCATCCTAATTTTTCTGTTAATTTATCAAAATCATCATTTTTTTCTCCTTCTCGGTGGCGTAGGAAGTGGCATCCAATGAGTTGGCTGATGAGATTCATTTAATTTTAACCAGCAACCATTTTTAATTTTACCGTTTGAAAAATCACCAAACCATCCAGGTTCCTTGCTTATTTCATGATATTTTATTCTTGTAACGTCTCCATTAGGTAACTTCCCCAAAATTGATGGAGTTTCAAACCAAATAGATTTACTTTTAGGTGCTGTTTCTATTGGTTGCCAAATTGGCTCTTTATCATTTGAAATTGCTTCAATCTGCATAATTATAGGTTGCCATTTCATCAACCGATCAAGTTCCGCCTTAGCTTCGCGCAGTTGCGTCATTAAATCATTTATTTTTTCGTCATTTTCGGTTGGATACCATTCAGTCATTTCAATATTCTTTCTTCCATTTCATAAAAAGAATGACTCTGCCTTTTTCTTTTTCCATTCGTTTTAAGGCTGGCTCCAACTCTTCGGTAAAATCAAAAGTCCTTATTCCGTTTTCGGCAATGTAAGTAACTTGGTAAACATCTACCGTTGATTTAAACTTTTTTGCTAAATCGAGCTGCATTTCCGCTATTTCAATGTTTGTCATTTCCTTTCTAATCATTTCTTGATAATCGCGTTCAATTTGCTCAAATTCTTCATCTGTCATTTGTTGATCACTCATCACTCACCTCCAAAGCTGCCATCAAAGCCTGCCGCACAGATTCGCGCTGCTCTGCGCTGAGGGCGCTTGCATTGATAACCTTGCTTTCAATCTCGATTGCGCCACCGTCTTTGCCAGTGACTTCCGTTCTAGCCGTTTCTCTCCAGTTGGCTCTTGTTTTAAGCCAAAAAATAGCGGCTGTTATAGCGCCAGGGGCTTTGCTGTTTGCAATAGAATAAAGATTTTGAGCAATCTGAGCATTCATCATTGATTCTGCCACGTCAAGTTCGTGACTATAATATTTTCTTAAAGTTTCATCTGAGATTCCAATTATTTTTGCAATTTGGTCGTGCTTTAACCCAAAGCCCGCCATTGCTGAAACTTGCTTGCGATCTTTTTCAGTTGGTTCATGCGGCTTGCGAGGCATTGAATGTATTTCCTGTCTGTTCGTTAATAGCCTTTTGTCCTGTAAAATTTTGCCAGCGTTTGACCGCCACATCGACATAGGCCGGGCTGAGTTCGATTGCGTAAACATGCCGTCCGGTCATTTCGCCCGCAATAATTGTCGTTCCCGAACCCGAGAACGGCTCGTAGATCGCTTGCCCGGGCGAAGAGTTGTTTTCGATCGGTCGCTTCATGCATTCGACCGGCTTTTGAGTGCTATGTCCAGTCTCGGATTTCTTCGGCTTGTCAATCTGCCAGAGCGTTGATTGTTTGCGGTCTCCTTGCCAATGACCAGTCGCGCCTGCCTTTTCGCGCACCGCGTACCAACACGGTTCGTGGTGCGGATGATAATGCCCGCGCCCGATCACGAACTGGCTTTTCGCCCAGATGATTTGCGCACGGATGCCGAATCCGCTTGCCTCAATGCTTTCAGCTACCTTGTGGGCCATATTGCCCGCATGCCAGACATAGGCAACCTCGCCCGGAAACAAAGCCCAGGCTTCACGCCAATCCGCCTTGTCGTCGTTGAGCACTTTGCCAATAGCCCTTCCGCATATTTTCTTACCATTACTACGTTCTGCTTCATTTCGCCAATTAGCGTCGTATTCCACCCCATAAGGCGGATCCGTCACCATCAGATGCGGTCTGACAGGGCCGAGCAGTTTTTCGACCGTAAGGGCGTCGGTGCTATCGCCGCAGATCAGACGATGATTGCCGAGAATCCAGACATCGCCCAAAACAGTTACAGGATCGGCAGGCGGTTCAGGAGCGTCATCAGGATCAGTCAATCCTTCTGTTGGATCATTAAGCAAATCAGCAAGAACCTTGTCGTCAAATCCAATCAGATCAAGATTGAACCCATCCGAATTTAATTCGCCAATTTCAATCTTTAACATTTCAATATCCCAGCCCGCATTCATTGCAAGCTGATTATCTGCTAGAACGTAGGCCTTCCGCTGCGCCTCTGACCAGCCTTCAGCGACCATGACGGGTATATCTTGCAGTCCCAGCTTTTGAGCCGCCATAACGCGCCCGTGCCCCGCAATGATTGAACCTTCTCCATCTACAAGCACAGGATTAGTCCATCCCCATTCCTTAATGCTGGCGGCAATCTGGGCAACCTGCTTTTCACTATGAGTTCTTGCGTTTCTTGCATAAGGCACAAGTGACGCCACTGACTTTCGCTCAACGTGATCTGCCGGCCACTTTATAGAACCAATTTTCATTTCAAACCTCTCCATGTTGCGTGGATCATACCGCAATTAGCGACAACACGCCACAAAAATCGCATGGCGGTTGTTTTTAATTAAAAGCAACCGCCCTATAAGTTTCAATTACGCCACAGCCCTCGCTTGTTTGTCGCACACCGTTTGGTATCCAGATTGGAATGCGTCACAAATACGCACTGCATAACCAGAGCCGAGGGGCGCATTGGATGTGCGAATCATGTGCATGATAACCTTGTTATGGATCGGAATGCGTTTCGCATTTTTTTCAGCCGCATCAATACCTGCTGCATAAGCTGCCAGCAATTCTGTGTCTGTGATGTTTGCTGCATTTATCATTGTCATTCTCCATTTATGTGGCGTCAGCGCCGTGTTGATGTGACTGTTATACACGATCCACAAAAAGCGTCAAGTCCGAATCGCATCCGGATTACTTATTTTTGAATATGTTAAACCAAATATGTAAAAACTCCCTGTAAGTCGTTGATAATATTATATTATAATATTATATATATTAAATATATATATAGTTATAAATACTACTCTCTCTCTCTCTCTCTCTAAAACAGTCTTTAGGTTATTCTATTATCTTATATGTCTATTTTGTATGGTTCTTTTTTGTGTATCTCTCTCTTTTAGGGAATAAGTAAACTATCTTATATCAAATAATGATTTCAATGACTTAGAAAATATCCATAAAAATATCCATACTAAGTAAAAACCTGTCATGGAATCGTTGCCAGTTCGTGCAAATATGGTATGATAATCTGCCAACGGAGGATTAATCGCATGAATTTATTAAACAAAATTTTGATTGAAATGGCTGAGATTCTAACTTTAATAGCGGAGGCATCTATGAAAACAGAGTTCGATTATAGGATAGTTGAGGAAGATGGCTGTTACAGCATAAGGGAGGTATCTTACGACGAAAATGGCAACATCGAGTCATATGGAAAAGACGAGTCTTATCCGATTGGCGTTACACCTGACGATCTGGCGGAAGATTTAAATGAAATGATGGAGGCAATGAAGAAGCCAGTGCTTCGTATTAGGGACGATGAACTGATCGAGGATTAAAAAACATATGCGCCTCTGAACACGGGGCGGCCACCGATCATCTCACAAATTTCAGGGGGCAGCATAGTCCCCTGATCATCAAATGTCAGCACAACAAACCCCATCTGTGACCGGCTGGGGGTGCCTTCTGAATACTCGAATTGCGGACCGAATGGATCAGCGAGTGTGCCAGTCTCAATACCCCACCGTGTACCTTTGCGGTCTCTCATGGCGGTCACCTGAAGCTGGTGCGTGTGTCCAGTGACCATATTAACGCCAGAGTGCAGGGCGTTGTTCCAGCCAGCGTGTATGCCGCCCCTGAACCTGTGGCGAATCTCCGTCCCATTTACATCGAAGGCATATGAGAATTTCCAATCTTTAAAGTGGTCTTGTAAAGTTGGAACCATGCCCTCAAGCTCATTGGCATTATTGACGATGTACGAATCAATGCGAATGTCATGGTTTCCCACAGACCATAATTGGTGTTTAGCAATCGGCAGGAGTTTAAACCATTCTTTAGCGGTCTCGATCTCTTGATGAATTTTTGGGGCGCTGCTGCCCCTTACTTGCGGGTGGCGACTAACACGCGCCCCGTCGATGATGTCACCGTTCATGACAATGCCGTCGACTTTTAGGTCACGGGCAACTTTGCAGAATGCCTTATAAATGATTGTTGGCTCGCCAGACCAAACATGCAGGTCGCTTCCTACTATCCACCGCGTAGAAGGCTCTACAATGCTCACCAGGCGGATATATGTCCATTTGCCTACTATCGGAGCATTTACCTCTGGAATGCCGTCAGGGAACCTCTCCTTGGCTTTATACAGGCGACTCTGAAACGTGGTGTATGGGATATTAATGGACTTGGCGGATTCGTATGAATTACGGCCAGAAGATTCGTAAATCTTTAGAGTCTCAATCATAAGCTCAACGGACATTTGGGGCGTTGCCATAGTATCACCATTGGTTGGTTGACGCCCCTCAACGTTACAACATTGTTATGACATAAAAAAAACCCCCGTGAAAGGGGGTTTATTTATCAAAGAACCCACATCCAATATAAGATAAGTGGGGTAATTATAAGAAATAACGCATCAATAAAATGATCTTTTATCGATGACCAAATTATAAATATCAACGGCAATAAAATACACAATGTAGATACAATTTTAAGAAATAACATCATTTTTATTCTCCCTCCAGTGCAGCGTCAATCATTACGGCAGTTGGAATAATCGAACGTATGACTGCACGAGCCTGCTCAGGCGTAATCCCCGCCTCACGCGCTACACGTTCGATCATTGTAGTCATTTCTCATTCTCCATTATGGCTGGCTGCGGGCCAGCGGACTGATTCTGGTACTTACCGCTGTATGGCAATTCTGTTGGCTTATCTAGGATGTGAAACACTACCTGCGCGATTGGTGATCCTGCTATAATTTTTAATCTTGCATCGCCTTGGTTTTTCAATTCAAGTGTCAGATATCCTTTCCAGCCTGGTTCGATGACCGTATTGAACACCGATAGTCCCCGCCGTGCCCATGTTGATTTGTCGTGCACAATCCCAAGCAATTCGTCAGTCATATTAAAAAACTCGATTGCAGATGCCAGGACAAATCCATGCGGTGGAATAATAACGGTCTGCGCTATACGAATATCATACCCTGCGGCTGACAGGCCGTAGGACATGCCATTAAAAATTGTCCTTTCTTTCAGTGGGAAGATCGGCGCGAGGTTCCTGATTGTTTGTGCTGATGCTATCATTTTTCTTCCTTTAATGAATCGCGGGCAATTAGAACTACTTCTTCTAAAGATAAAGCTGTTGGATGATTATCTGAAGCGTCTTTCCATTCATCCCAATATAAAATAACGCAATTTAGTGCCTCCCTTAATTGCTCAATCTCGTCGGCGGCTTCTTTCATCCACTCATACATGACAAATTGAATGTTTGGTGGAGACGGATTACGCAACCGTTCAACAATGTTCATCATTCACTCTCCTTTGGAATTTTCAAATTTGCCATTTGCATCATCCGAGCAATTTGATAACCCATGAATGGCTTTAACGGGGTATAAATAACTAATCCATCTTGATCTATTAAATTTCTAGCAGCCATGAGTATCCACTCAGCCAACTCTGCGGTGGACTTTGGTTTATAATTAACCAACATTTCCATTGCGTAACTTTCTCTTGGCTCGCGCATAAACCAATTTTTATCATCAATCATCATTTATTTCCCTTTAGTGCGGCATGGGCAATTTCAATGCAGTCGGAAGGATCATAATCTGCTTCATGTGTCATTATCTTTTCCAACGCCTCCCGCAGCCTCTTAATCTCCTCATCCCGCGCCTCTATCATCTTCTGTGCATTGAGCCATTGCGTATGGTGCGCTTCGACCATGCTTCGCAACCGCTCTATTTCTTCAGCAGCTTGATCATGACGCCATTTCCAATAATGAGAATCGCATAAGTCAGGTCGTTGTAAATCAGGCGGTTGCTTATCGCGGTCGTAACGATGCAAATTGATTGCCCCGCTGCCGCATTTTGAGCATGAATTAAATCTCATTTCATAATTACCTTTACTTTGGTTAAAATTTCCTATAACGACGAAACTGTCTCCTCACCCAATTTCCTGGTCGTGTTCGCAGTCTCCATATCACTGAATTTCTTACGGTCATGTAAGGCTTCCCATGCTGTTGCACCACACTTCTCAAGAGACATGCCGTAAAGACAGCAAGGACTTTCACACTCACAAGCGTAATGATGAAGGCCAGTTTGCAACCGCTCGATCTCGTTGGCGGCTTCTTTTTTGTCCTCATATTCGCACAAACACATAGATTGTGAATCAACGCATGTATCTGTAGTTTTTGTGTGCGGATCATCTTCATCTTGATGGCGGCATGGGTAGCTTTTTCTAAGACGGTCAACGATGTTTGTCATTTGTTTAAAACCTTCCTTGCATTATCCAATGCGCCTAACAAAAATGGCCTAATGTTTTCGCTGCTGTCTTTTTCATATTCCGCAATGGCGTTGATGCAATGCTGTAATGATTCCCGTAAACGCTCAATCTCGTATGCGGCTTCTTGCAAGCAAAGTGCCTCAATGCCGTGCACGTCCGTGCGAAAATCAACGCCATGTTCGTTCATTTGTTGAGCAATAATAAGCAGAGCTTCCGAAGTGGGGTGTGTCATGGCTTATTTTCCAAATTTTTAAGGTCGAAAATTTGCTCTTTCAGATCATCAATCTGATATTGCTGGTCTTTAAAGGCAAGGATAACTTCCTCGATGAGGTCTGAGTCATTCCAACTTTCTTCTGGATATTTAAGCAGACATTTTAAATGTTCATTGAGTTTTTTAATCAGCTTTGCGGTCATTTCCTGTCCTCCAATCCTTCTCCTTCTGTGAACGTGCGGGTGACCTCAAAGCAGGCAGCTCGGTGTTTCGCTGCCGCATCATCGGCTGTTTCTTTAGACGGCCATAATGTAAGGTTGCCAGCAGGATAATAGTTCACCCAAAACGTAACCGTGTGGGTCTTTTTGACTTCGATTAGGTCGTAATTATGTTTGACACCATCCGAATAAAATCTGCCATCTAAGGTGTTTGCAATTTGTATCCATACTCCTTCATCATCTTTAAACGCCCCATGAATGGGATATTTACCGCCTGCATCATCGCAATAGTTGCGGTATTCCGAGCCATCTCGCAAAATGTAGGTTTTGTTTTTAAAGTCGAGTTTCATGGCTTGATATCCTCCATCGGCCAATAATCTTCGCAACTATCAGCATTTTCTGGCAGTTCAAATGCACAATAAAGCTGATATTTCGCATCGGCGATTGCACCGCTGTCTGGGTGTCTGCGGCACGTCGTAGAGGACGGACACAATCCGCTGTTGCATAATTTAGTTTTGTAAATTTTATCTATTGATACGGGCATAATGTGTCTCCGTGTGATGTTTATGTGTTGGCTCTGGCGGGCATACAATGCAGTAAATAAATAACCCGCCGAAAAAAAACCCTAGAACGCAAAACCCCTCAATGATGGTATTCATGGGGTTTCCCCCATGATTTCATTGATTGCAGCGGCGATCCGCTCAAGTTTATCGGCATATTCTAATGGGAAAAAAATTGTCACTGGGTCCTCATCTTTTTTGTAAGCAGGATTAGTAATTTCCAAAAATGACGCCTGTGAAATTCTTCCAAACTCTGCCCTGATTGTTCCGGTAGATGTAAATGCTATTTTATGTTGCAACATATTAGCGCCCCCCAAATGCTTGGTCGATCATATATTCATGGTCGAGATTATCGAAAAGTATGTCCATTAGTGGTCCGGTAACTGAAACATTGCCAATCCGCATTGATACAGGATAAACCTCTCCAGCATATGCTGGCTCATCCCATGTCTGGTCGTATGGCTTGTCTGCACGATATTCAACGGATACATCAATTTCTTGTCCATCCAGAAGAATAACTGTTTCATATGAGTAAACCATTTTACATTCTCCATTGAATGAGTGGGGGCTTTCGCCCCCGTTAAAATTAAAAGTTCCAAGGTTGAACACCGCGATCCTTGCAGATTGCCTTGGCTTCTTTCTTATCAGCAACCACAATCTTTTCGCTCTGGTTAAATTCCTGACCGTTGCAAGGCTCAGTGCAGATTGTTAGGATGAACTTGTTGCCAGCGGCTCTGTGAAAATATGCGATCATTGTTTTATTCTCCATTTAGTGCAGCCCCCGCTGCAACGTCATCTTTATTGCACATCCTTAGATTAGCGTCAAGTGTCTATCATCCATATCTGTACGATTTTTTTTCATCCACATTAAAAATTGCAGGCAACATGCGGCATGGGCGAGATGTGACAATCCGCTTTCTGTATCAACATCCTCGCCATCATTAAAAGCCACAATGTGCCGCATAGCCGCGGCTATTAGCCTGGTATAAGCCAAGCCTTTTTTATAATTGTGTGGCGCATACTTATCAGCCCCAAAGCCAAGCACGAGCGCTGTTTCTTCTAGGAAACATCTATCCAGCAAATCAAGGCGCGGTTTATCACCATCGTGCTTTATGGCGTCGGTCATACCTTCCCCTCTAATATCTTAATCCGATATTCCAGTTCCTTAATGCGCGACACTTGATATTCCAATTCCTTGAGGCGTTTCATGGTCTCAGCATATTGCGGAATTTCCTTACCGCCACGAATCTTCTGGGCATAAGACTGCGAGATGCTGTAATCATGGGCGACAATCTTTAATGGGCGTCGATCAATTTTAATTGCAGCAATTTGTTCATCTGTTAATTTCATTATGACATCCTCGTAATTAAATATTTGCCCTCATGGGGGCGCTTGTCTCGACTGAATTTTATTTCCCGTCGAAGCCCCCACCGATGCGCGGCTAGCGCTTCTTTATGGGTGACTACGCGAACATCACCAACTTCCATTTCCCAATAAATCGGCGGGTTTTTTTTGTATTTAATAGGCGTGTTTTTCATTTTTTTGACCTTGTTCCACGGCACTGCGGGTGCAGCATATAATAAATTCCTGAGTGATCTCTATTAAAGAATTTACCGATAGTTGGATAGCTGTAAACATTTGTTCCATCTTCATTTAAAATCTCACGCAGCTTCCTTGATATTTGCCGCCGTGTCTCAACTAATTCAGGAAGCCTGGATGCACTCATGACATGATCAATTTTCACTCTCCGTCTTGCGCTTGTATCGGTTATAATCTTCCACACAACATCTGGAATAAATCTATCTTCGTATCTCATTTCTTAACTTTCCTGTACCGTTTAATTGTAATTTTGCGTTTGGGGTGAATATTTGTTTCTAGTGTAACCATTTTTCTATCCACCAACATGGTTAATGCAGCCTCTACATCCTCCTTTTTATATTTACGCAATTTATTAAGAATGACGCCAAGCGTCTCGCCGTCATCGCCTGATAAAACATTGTCCAAACTGGACAGTAGCGCGGTCTTTGGCTCGTCCTTCTGGCGGTCATTGCCAATAACCAAATTGATCTTATATTCAATATCTTTACGAATAAGTGCGTAAGCCCAGCGTATATGCTCAACTGTACGGATACCTTCCGGCACTGCAAGAATAAATGATACCTTGGCAATTTGTTCACGAGAGCGCAGCCAGATTGCCTCCATGCCAGACTTTTCGGAATGATATTCGGCTTGCTCGTGCATGATCCGCATGACCTTTTTCAACAAAGCCTTACCGTCATCTGTGGTTGGTATTTCAATTTTATCCCCGTAATTTTCTATGCGGTCGTTTTGGATGACGCTGAATGATCCGGCTTGGTACAGATCAACCAGCGTATTCTGCATTTTCTCTGGCATAGGTCGAGGCTCAAAGTTTTCTTTCTCTTTGGGGACAGACTTTGTCTCAGCAAAAATCAAACTACGCCCGATAAAACCATTGGCCGTGTTTTCATAATCCACTATTTTGTCAAAGTTTGTATCGGTCGTAAAGCCAAGCAACGATATAAATGGATTAACAATGCCATTCTCGATGGATGTTAATGCAGCCTCACGCTGCTGAAGTTTGAGTTCAAATATCGGATTAGAGCCATTTTCTAACTGACGCTCTATCTGAGCAATTTCCTGCAAAATGCCCTTGCGGATTTCTTTGCGAACATCGCCTGAAATGAGCAAATCGCCATTTGCCTTGGAATAAATCGACATTATGATGCCAATTATGCCTTCAAGATAAGACGCTGTTCCTTTGGTCTGGGCATTCTTAATCTTGGTGAGCAGGTAGCCAATTTCGTCAATCATATAAAACGAGGCTTGGTGATCAATCAGGTTACGGACGATTTCCTGCTCCGACTTGATTGCGCCGTGCGCTGCTCTATTTAATCCCGAAACCTTCACGACATTCATTGCAGCTTGCAAAATTGATTCCTTGCCGGTGCCAGAGGCTGCCACGCAAAAAACAATCAAGTTAGCTGTAGTGTTTCGCATTGTCTCTCGATATTTTAATCCGACAATGTTTCCCATTGCTACAAGTGCAGCCCCTACAGCAATATTCTCGCGGTACGAAAAACATTGGTCGTGAATCCACTGGGATACTTCACCAACGAATCCAGGGGGGCGCTTCAAGTCGATGCCGCGAATGTCAATGTCTGCATTATCATCCTCTGGAAAGTCCATAGGCTCATTCGGCTCAAACGTTACCGCCCGTGTCCAGCCAGCGGCCTCCGCATAATAAACCAACGTGCCGAGCGTCACAGGATTAGCGGACTTACCGAACGAGTGCCACCGCTTTGCAAGTTCCTCGCTGGATGGGTATTTCGTGCCTTTGGCTGACCATGCGTCCCAGACCGCAAAACCTGTCCCGCCCGTGGCATGATGAATCGCCATGCCGCATTTGATCCAGATTTCATGCGCCACATCTGGGTCGATGTAGGACAGCATGTCCTCAAGTTCGGTCGCGGACACGTCAAACGTCTGGCCGTTATATTCAGCGCGGTGACGCTCTGGTTTGCGTAGTGCATCCAGCAATGCAGTAGGTGCAGCCTCGATGTCGCTGGGCGATCCGTAAACGCATTTATAATGGTTGCCTGAGACGTGCAGCGATCCTGGACCGACCACGAAGCCGGATGACTTAAAGTCGATGCCCTTATAATCCGGCAAGTGCTGGAGCAAAGCCAAACCCTCTGGGGCGGTGTAATAGAGATGCTTTGACCCGCCGCCTGATCCTGTCTCGACAATCATGCCCGCGCCTGTAATGTCGGGAAATTGCTCAATGAGGCGCTGATAAGACTCAACGCCGCCATTGCGGGCGTCCACGTCAATGACCAGCAAGCCCTTGACCAGAACGCCGTATCCGGTGGCGAATTGATCCGTTGCCTCCATTGTCTCGATCTGCTCTTCAGACCAAAGGGGCGCATATTGCCAATTTGATGCGATGGGATGCTTGCCGATGGCTTTGCATCCGGCTTGCCCACATGAACATAAATTGTTTTTTATTATTTTGTTTAGGCCGATTACGCGGTAGCCAGCTTGCCAAAAATCTTTGTAATTCATTTGAATAAATATCCTGCCAAAGCATCAATGGTCGTAATTGACGGCATTTTATTTGACCCATTAGCTATGGATCGCACAGTGTTTTCATGCAGCATTGTTTGCTTGGCAACTTTAGCTAAGTTCCTGTCAGCTAACGCTATTTTAATTCGCTCAAGCTGCTCGTCATAAGTCTGACGGATAATATCTGAGGGAGATTCCATTTAAAATGTTCCATTCATGACAATTCGTATGTTGACAATGCAACGAAACGCCATTAGTGTCAAGTCCGTTGAGAGAAGAAGGAGTTACTCAATGAGTGAATTAGCAAATATTAGTAAGCCAAAAAATCGTCCAGTTATTATTACGTTATGCGGTGACGGCGGTATGGGCAAGACAACACTAGCGGCCACGTTTCCTAATCCTATTTTTATTCGCGCCGAGGATGGTTTGCAGGCCATTCCAGAGGAAGATCGCCCAGAGGCGTTTCCTGTATTGTCATCCGTTGACCAGCTTTGGGAGCAGGTTAAAGCACTATTAAATGAGGATCATGATTATCAAACGTTTGTAGTTGATAGCGTGACGGCGCTGGAACGTATGTTCACTCAGTATGTAGTGGACACTGATCCTAAGAAGCCCCGTGGCATTCAGCAGGCTCTTGGCGGCTACGGCGCTGGCCGAGATGCGGTGTCTGGATTACACCAGCGTTTGCGTAAAGCCGCTGGTTTGCTGTCGGATCGTAAGGGTATGCACACGGTATTCATTGCCCACGCTGAAACCAGCCGCATTGAGCCGCCAGATGATGACGCATATATGCGATATACCTTGCGTATGCACGATAAATCAATGCCCGCGTATGTGGATGATGTTGATCTTGTTGGCTTTTTGAAGCTGGAAACATTTACAACAGGTGATGGAGAACGCAAAAAGGCTATTTCGGACGGAACTCGTGTTCTGATTGCATATGCAACTGCGGCTAATGTGAGCAAAAACCGTTATGGCATTACGGAGCCATTGATTGTTGAGGCGGGCAAAAATCCGCTTGTTGATTATATTTCAGTTTTGAAGTGAGGGGAAGAAAATGAGTGATTTCTGGGAATTGAGCACAGGCGAAGAAGTACAATCTACAACTTCGTTTGAAATGGAGGGCGGAAATCTTGAGCCTATTCCAAACAATACGAGCCTTGTAGCTGTGATTGATGAAGCTAAGATCGACACGGATCGTGAAGGAAATAAGTTTGTTTCGCTTCGCTGGTCTGCATTGCAGCCTGTTGAATATAAAAACCGCAAGGTGTTTCAGAAATTGTGGGTGTTTTCAACGCATCCTGACCCACGCGCTAAAGACCCCGCTAAAAAGCGTGATACGGCGTTAAAAATGTTGTCAACCATTGACACGAATACAGGCGGAAAGTTGAAGGCTGCGGGTCGTGCGCCTACGGACGAATCACTTGGTGCATTTACCAATAAGCCCATGACTATTTTGACGAAGATTTGGGAGATGAAAAACGACAAAGGCGACAAATCCTCTGGCAACTGGATTGCTTCAGTCTCGCCCAAAGTTGGCAAGGTTGATGTTCCTGCCGCCGCACCAAAGAAGGCAAAGCCTGTTGACGACGATATTCCTTTTTGAGGGTTGATAAATTATTATAAACTTATTTATTCAGTTTAGCCGCAAGGCTTTTGAGTAGTGCAGGTGCAATTCCTGCTCGTTGGTCGAGACTTAGTAGAATATGGGTTCGAATCCCGTCTTGTGAAAACAAGTTATTCCCCTATTGGTAAGGGGAGACCTGACAGGCCGGAAAGACGGTTGCAGGGCGGTAGTAAATTTTATAATTTATTGCCGCCCTGAGTTTTCTCTTTTAAATGGATGAATCATGGAACAGCGTTCGCCGGAGTGGTACTCTGCTAGAAAATACAGAATTACTGCTTCGGCGGTTGGTGGCATATTGGGATTGTCACCATTTCAAAAACCGTCCGACGTTATGCGCCGGATGGTCAATGAATATAAAGGATTGCCAAATGAATTTACTGGCAATGTTGCGACTGAATGGGGCGTATTTAATGAAGATGGTGCCATTCAACAATATGAATTAAAAACGGGCAATCGTGTGCAAAAGTGCGGATTTTTTACTTTTGAGGATTGGCTGGGATGCAGCCCAGATGGATTGCTTGAAAATAATGGAATGATTGAGGTTAAGTGCCCATTTGGGTTACGGGCTGCGATTGAACCTAAATTTAAAACAGCGCAACAACAGACGCATTATTATGCTCAGATTCAGTTGCAGATGTATGTCATGGGACGAACCTGGTGCGACTTTTACCAATGGGCACCACGGGGCGAATCACTTGAGACTGTTAAATACGACAAGCCGTTTATGGATACGATCCTAAAGCCGCTTCGGATGTTTTATGATCAATATTTAATTGAGAGAGAGAAATGACCCGCGAGGGATTATACCGCAATGTTCCCTATTCGCAGATTGAAATGCGTCTTAAACAAGGCTGGATGTTTATCTGCGAATGGTCAATTTATTCAGTGCTCATGTGGCACTGCGAATGTGAGATAGAAGATGACAATAAAAATACTTAATGGAGACTGCCGCGATGTTTTGAAAACATTGCCAGATCAATCAGTGCATACGTGCGTTACATCTCCGCCATATTTTGGATTGCGAGATTATGGCCATACAGGCCAGATGGGGCTTGAGCCTACACCAGATGAATTTGTGTCCGAGTTGGTCAATGTGTTTCGAGAAGTGCGCCGCGTTTTACGAGATGACGGAACACTTTGGTTAAACATTGGGGATAGTTATGCGTCATATCGAGATGGGAAAGCAACTCCAGACACAACGCTCGGTTTAAGCGAAGGAACTCTTGTTCCTAAAGGAAGCGCAAAAAATAGAATGTCATCAACTTTTGTAGGAACATCAATCAAACATAAAGATTTGATCGGCATTCCTTGGCGCGTTGCTTTTGCATTGCAGGCGGATGGTTGGTTTTTACGGCAGGACATTATTTGGCATAAGCCAAATCCGATGCCAGAAAGCGTGATAGATCGTTGCACAAAGGCGCATGAATATATATTTTTGTTGTCCAAATCACCAAAATATTATTTTGATCATGAGGCGATTAAAGAACCAGTTGCTGCAAGTTCGATTATTCGATTAACTCAGCCAAATATTTCTGCTCAAGTTGGTAGCAATCGAGTTCCATTTAAGACAAACGGAACGATGAAAGCTGTTGGAAATACTGAAATGCGTAACAAACGTTCTGTTTGGACTGTTACAACAAAGCCTTTTAAAGGCGCTCACTTCGCAACTTTTCCACCTGATTTAATCGAACCGTGTGTGCTGGCAGGATGCCCCGTTGATGGTGTTGTGCTTGATCCGTTTGGAGGCGCTGGAACAACAGGATTGGTTGCGAGTAACAATAATCGAAATACAATTCTTATTGAATTAAATGAAGAATATGTAAATTTATCAATAGATAGGATCGGTTTAGATGCTACGCCCTTACCAACAAACGGCGCATGACGCTATTATCAAATGGGTGCGACGAACAGCAGAGCCATGCCTGATCGAGGCGGCTACGGGTGCAGGAAAGTCGCATATTATTGCAGCCGTAGCTGAGACTATTCACCGCATATCTAATGGCAAGCATGTGCTTTGCCTTGCACCAAGTGCAGAATTAGTTTTGCAAAACAGCGAGAAATACGCGGCAACAGGAAATCCATGCTCACTGTTTTCGGCAAGCACTGGACAGGTCTCGCTGCGACATCCTGTTGTATTCGGCACTCCAATGACTGTAGCAAATAGAATCAGTAAATTCGGGTCGCAATTTGCTATGGTCATTATAGACGAATGTCACGGCGTAACCCCAACAATTAAAAAAATCATTAACGAACTGCGTGAACAAAACCCAAACCTTCGCGTTGTCGGTATGACCGCCACGCCGTTTCGTTTAGGCGAGGGATATATTTTTGACCAATGGCCGAATGGGCGGCCAGTGCCAGAGGATGAAAAGAAAGAGCCATACTTTGCGGCGTGTGTTGACCGCATTACTGCCCGAACCTTGATTGGCATGGGGTTCCTAACAAATCCCACAGTTGGCAATATTCATGCGGAGTCGTATCACACGCTTGACATGCAGCTTAATAGCCGTGGGCAGTTTGATGCAGAGGATGTTGACCGCGCATTCGTCGGGCAAGGCCGCAAAACCTCTATGATTATTGCAGACATAGTTTCACAGGCCAGAGAGCGCCATGGAGTGATGATCTTTGCCGCCACGGTGCAACATGCCTATGAATGCCTTGCAAGCCTTCCTACGGGCTTGTCAGCGATTGTAACGGGCGAAACACCACGGGCAGAACGGGCGGATATTATTGCACGGTTTAAAGCGCGGGAACTCAAGTATCTGGTGAACGTATCCGTGCTGACAACGGGATTTGACGCGCCTCATGTTGACCTAATTGCGATATTGCGGGCTACGGAATCAGTTGGACTTATGCAGCAGATTATGGGTCGCGGATTAAGGATAAGCGAAGGGAAAGACGATTGCCTTATTTTAGACTACGCCGAAAACATCGAGCGACATTGTCCCGATGGTGACGTGTTTGATCCAACGATTAAATCTGTGCCGAAAAAGAATGTTGGTGAGATTGTACGATGCACGTGTCCGATTTGTAGTGTAGAAAATATATTTTCGGCGCGTCCAAATGATTCAGGGTTCCAAATCAACGAACACGGTTATTTCTGCGATTTAGACGGGCGTGCAATAGACGGAGAGTTCGGGCCAATACCCGCGCATTTTGGCCGCAGATGCCAAGCCAAGACAATAGTAGCTGGACAGCTTGTGCAGTGCAATTATCGCTGGACGTATAAAAAATGCCCGCACTGTGAAGCCGAGAATGATATTGCAGCGCGATATTGTTTTGAGTGCAAGGGTGAAATTGTTGATCCCAATGAAAAGTTAATTGCTGAATTTCACGAGATGAAGCGTGATCCTACACGGCGTCAGACAGACAAGGTTTTAAAGTGGGACGTGGCTTCGTCGATCAGCAAGTCGGGACGAGATATGTGGCGCATAGCCGTTGTGACACCATACAGATCGTTTACGTTCTGGGTGCATAAAGACCCTAAATGGGCAAAGGGCTTGCAAGATAAGGCTTTATATTTATCGTTAAATGGCTTTGAGCCAAAAACAATTACATATGAAAAAAACCCAGATAGCGGTTTTTATAAAATTTATGCTTACAATAGGAGCGCAGATGAAATTCCCAATGCACATTAAAATTTATGGTGACACGTCTTATCGAGGCGAGTGTGCCACAGAGGGCATGGAGCAAATAACATTCTTTGCCAGGCTACGCCACCAATGGCCTAAAACGTGGGGCTTGATAGCACTGCACCCGCGCAATGAAGGCAAGCGGTCGTTTCGGCAAGTGTCTTTTCAAAAAGCTGAGGGCATGACAAAGGGTGCATCTGACATTATTATCCCTGGTGCTCCGACATTTATATGCGAGATTAAACGCCGTGACCATACGAAATCAGCGTGGCAGGATGGACAGCAAGAATATTTGACAGCCGCACAAGATATGGGTTCTTTTGTATGTATTGCCCTTGGTGCAGATTCAGCTATTGCAGCATTTGAGGATTATCTTGAAAAAACCCAAGAAAAAAATCAATACAGACATCTGGGTAAATTGCAGACGGCCATCGGACAGAATCTCTGATATATTGTCTGGGAAACGCAGGATGGAGGATGAAGATTTGTCCATCCAGTCGGCATGTAGCCTGTATATTTACCAAGGGGCTTGTTCTGTGCTAGACTTGCCGGACATTGAGGCTCGCAGGGCAGCTTTAGCTAGGCTTCCAGCTTTAATTAGGCCACACATCGAGGCTGAAATCCGTAAACTTTGGGAGGGGAGAAAGGCGCAAAATATTGATTAAATTTTTAATTGCATTCATGTTGCTGACAACAACAGCTCAATCCGAAGAAATCGCAAGCTGGTACGGTGGAGGTGAATATCTATCGCGCCGGACAGCAAATGGAGAAAGGTTCAATCCAAACGGACTAACCGCAGCACACCGCACATTACCGTTCGGCACTATGGTACATGTTACAAATGTTAAAAATGGACAATCAGTTACAGTTAAAATAACAGATCGAGGGCCAGCCAAATGGACAGGCCGAAGCATTGATTTATCAAGGGGTGCAGCCGCTTGCATAGGCTTGCTTAAATCAGGAACAGCAAAAGTTAAATTGGAAATATTAAAATGATCATTCAATTAGACCCGCCAATGCCAATGGATACCCCAAAGGGGAAGGCGCTATGCCATTTTATGATTGACTATGGAGCCGAGCACGATTTGCTTTGGGTGTGCTTCCAGGATGATAGCGGCGAGTGCTGGACATGGAATAATCGGGATATTCGCGCTCAGAAAAATATCAGCATGTATCGCTTGACATAAGCGTCAAGTTCATTTAAACATCTATTTATCGGAACGAGCCGATCAGATTTTAAATGGAGAGTGCAAATGAATATCCCAAACACACCAGCCGCAGATCGTTACGCATCTTTAAAAATTCAGCGCGACATGATTGACAGCGAGTTGGAATTTCTCAAGACACAAATCGTAGAGACTGGCAAAGATTTGGTTGAAGGCATTGACTACAATGTCAAGGTTACGCTTTCGCAGCGCTCCACGATTGACTACGATCAGTTGCAAGAAAAGTACGGCGTGACTGAGGCTCAGATGAAACTTTACAATGCTTGCAAAAAAGAAGGCGCACCATTTCCGGTGTTGAAAGTTGTTGCAAAAGCGAAGGAGGCATGAAGATGACAAAAGAAAATAAAATTATCGGTTTAGAAAAACTTAGCCAATACGATTGGTATAACACTAATCCAAAACAGCCAGAGCCAAAAAAACCACTTTGGCGAAAATTGTTTGGGTATTTTGACGTCAATGAAAAATTGCGTGTTGAAAATATTCACCTGCGTTCACGTCTTACAGGGGCGCTATATGCGGCAGAGGAGGCGGGCAAGACTGGATTGTCCATGTACTATGAGAATGAGAAGCTGAAGGCCAAGCTAGACATTGCACAGCGTAGTTGTACGCCAGACGTATTCAATAAAGTCTGGGTACGCAAAGAGGAACTGGATAAGGTCAAGCATGACTTGAATGTTATGACTGCACGTTGTAACCGATTTAATCACCAATTTGATGAAATGAATACACTTCGCGTCAATGCTGAAATTAAATTGATTGAATTAACAAAAAAACTGGAGGAGAAATCATGAGGTACATGCTTTTTTCTTGGAAAAAGGGTGAACCTAATGGCGGTATGGAAGATCGTATCGCCCATGACGATACCTTAACAGGGCTATTTGATGGCCTTCAAGAACACGGTCTGGATGAATACGACTGGCATGTTTACGACCTCGTTGAGCGCATGGTGATTTATTTGCCAAACGCTGGAACTAAAGAAATTTTAAATTGGGCAAAATGGAAGGATGTACAAAATGGTTAGTGAATTATCAAAACATGAAATTCCGCTGACTGAAGATGAGCGACGGAAATATTTTAAACAAGAAAATGAAGCTATTGAGGAAATTTACCGCCTTGATAGGCCGTGGAATAGCGTCAACACTCCACCCACACATAACAACCCAGTTCTTGCTGTTGTTGATCTGGCAAGGCCGCAAGATGAAATACTGCGTAAAACATGGTTTAAACCAAAAATAAAAATTGCATCGTATCGGGATGGTAAATGGGATCACCAAGGTGATGTTCTTAAAATTACCCATTGGAGCGAATTGCCGGAGATGCCGTGATGGGATGTATGGAATTTGGGTATTCATTTAAATCTTTAAACGAAGAAAAAAGAGAAAAGGAGCAAAATATGGAAACGAATTTATATAGACTGTATGAAATGGTAGAACAAGCCGAAAAAGATGCAAAAACTTTAAAGAATGCTGTTAAAGATATTTGCAGATTAAAACAAATAGAAGAAGGATCAATTAAAGATGGAAATTGGGGATCAATAGAAAAACTTACGCATAATTGGGTTTTATCTGGTGCTGTTGATTTTCTTGGTTACAACAAAAATGGAATGTTTGTTTTTTTATGTGAAAAAGTTCATGGTGAATTTAATTTTTATCAAAAAATAAAACGTCCAAATGGCACTTATGAACATTTTACCGTATGTCCGACACATTACATGGAACTGCCGGAAAGGCCAAAATGAACACAGAATATGAACCAAAAAACATTTTTATAACACAAGAAAATTGGGAACGACTATGCCATAATCCTTATGATCATTCCAGTGCATTGAAAAGTACTCTGGATGCTTTGAAATATAAAACGTTAAGTGATTATCACGATGCGGTAAAAAATTCAAAAGATGCCAAACATGCAGATTATATATGTTACATTTTTAATGCAACATATTATAAAAACGTAAATTCAAAATATAAGAATTAACGTGAGGATGCCGAAATGAGAACAAAAAAAATAACCCCAGAGCAAATTGAGGCGATTATAAATGATGAAAGAAAGCAAAAAATTATTGCAAAAGAATATGGCATAGGCCAATCATATGTCTCTTCTATTAAAATCAATAAAAATAAAAAAAATTTAATGGATGAAAATAAATACAAAAAACTCGAACAGCAAATAGCATCCATTACAGAAATCATTACGGAATTTTATAAAATTTTAAAGGACATGAGAAAATGAGTGATGCAAGAATGAGGCGTTTAGTAGAGAAATTAGAAAAAAAAGACAAAGAAATTGACGGATTAAGGGGAATTATTACAGAAGTTTTAAATCTTACCTCTGTCATTAAAATGAAAGAGATGATACAAGTTTTGAATTATCTTGATACCCGTATTGTTTCACGCGCTGCGTATGAACATGCTTGTATTGAAGATAAAAAAGCACGAGATATGATTGACAATGTTTTAAATGGAAATTGAAATGAAATTCAAACGAGTATTTGTCCAAAACCCTAGTTTTCGCCTTGATGCAAAACAGCTTTCACAAGTAGCGGGTGAAATTGTCTATGTGTGCGACAAGCCGATGTTTGATAACCTAATTGATGAAAAATATATGCCCATCTTTGAGGGTTCAGTAGTTGAAAGAATGAGTGATTTTGACCCAGAGAACGACATTATTGCGTACTATGGGGACAGCATTATTTTCGCTATGATGATTATGTATTTGACTGAAACTTTTTATGAGTTTCATATTGCTCGATTTTCAACAATTCAGCAGACATACGTCATTAGAAAGATTTGTTCCGATAATTTACAGCCAAAAGAAGAGGGGCTGGGGAATTAACCCCAGCTTTTCTTTTACTCTGCTGCTGGTGTAGGTGCAGGCTCCGCAGGCGCCTCTGGTGGCTTTTGAGCCGCATCAACCTGTGGAACAACCTGACCACGCAGATGAGCAATCAGTTCTGCCACTTCGTTATAAGCGCCTTTGGCAAGGTGTGCCAAAATTGTATTAACGTGTGCAACGGTAAGTTTCACTTCAACTTCAATTTTTTCTAAAGACATAGTACCCTCATATTTTGCGATTGACCACGGCTAGCGCTCGCGCCACCGTACTATCATCAACATTTAAAATTGATGACGTTTTTTTAGCTTCGTCTTTTTTTATTTTATCTGCAAGCAAAATTAGTTTGTCCGCCTTAGCTTCATGATCAAATCCAACCTTACCACCTGCGGCGCGGCCTTGGCGTTGTTGCTGTTCAGCATTGATCAGCGCGTTTGATACCCTAGGGCGAGTAGCGATTCCCTTTGCAAGTTTTATGGGTGCACGAACAGGAAATGTTGCAACTTTTGCGGATTTACCCAATAGGCTGGTTTGAGGTTTAGGAGCACCAGCCATTTCTTTTTTCAGTGCGCTACCAGATAAAACATGCTCACCAAGATGTTCGAGTCCACCGCCAATAAGGGCACCAGGAATACCGTGAAGGTGCAACCCGATTGCAGTCATTGCGGTTCTGGCCGCAAGTTTACCAAGGTGCGACCCAAGGGCTGAATTAGCTTTTTGCAACGTATTTGGTTTAGCTTCTAAAATTTTGCGAGATTCGTGCATTCGACGAACATGAGATAATTCATCTGGGTTAAATATATTGCGATTTTTTATAATTCCGCTAGGAGAATGTAGCAAATCCTCCATTTTATTGCTGCTAAGAGCAAAACGACCATTATTATTTTCAAGAAACGCTTGCTTAAAATGGTTTTTAACAGCCTGCTCTCCGGCAGAACCTTTGCCGCCCGCTGCCTCAACCAGCTTGTCATACATATCTGGTCCAAGAACGGGATTAAGTAAATTCGGGCTAAGGTTTTTTTCCGCAACCATGTGGGCTTGCGTTCCGGCAGATGAGGCATTTCCCGCCTCGTCAAGAGACTGCTGGTTTGTTAATTGTTTAGTAGCATTTTTAATGGCAGTGCTATTTGGATTTGCGGCATTATTATATGTGTTCTGATACTGTTTAAATGCAGAACGAGCATTATTCATATCAGATACAATTTGATTTCCCGCATCTAATTTACTAATAGATGAATCCGCAGGTGAAAACATGCCGGATTTTGCACCATTCATGATGGTTTTATCATATCCGTCAATAATAGCCCTCATGCCTTGAATGTCTGATCCACGCGCATCAGATAAAAATCCGTTTAATTCTTTTCTAACAGCCTCTAAATTAGGCATTGTCAAATTAGAACCAAGAGGCAATTTTTGTTTTAAAACGTTATTCGCTAAATACCGCATGGCTTCATTTGATTGAACCATGCTTGGGGCATTTTCCATCATGCTTAAAGTTGATGGCAATTTATAACTAGCTAATTCCTGTTGAACATTGGGGAGAACATCATTCAAAACGCTAGGATGAAATGTTCCTGCATTATCCGCGACCTTTTGATACAAACCATTATAATTGTTTTTAGCGGCTAATTGGCCTTTTTCTAATGCCTCACCTAACCCGCCTTCGATTGGTGCAGACGCACCAGCTATGGTTGAAGCCGTATCGCCAATTTTACTATAGTTGTTTATTTTTGCGGCTTGTACTTCATTAGCTACAGCCGCAGGAGGTGCGGTATTTGTCACCATAGACGCTGGAGCCTCAAGCCCCTGAGAGCGTAGTACAGCTTCATTTACCGTTGCAGGGGTAATACCCTTCTTGCTAAAAATATCATGTGCAGCGGCCTGCACAGATGGATCAGCGGAGTGCATAAAATCAGATGCGCTTAGTGAGCCTAGGCTAGCCGCATGAATTTGCGCGTCAGCATCAGAAGTCCACTTACCCGTATTGTCCAGTAACCCACTTGTGGGCTTTGCTGTTTTTGATAAGCCACCCGTTAATACGCCACCAGGGTTAAATGGATTGATAGCTTCACCTGCTGTTCCTATAGCCCTTCCTACAGTGCCAACAACACCAGGGACACGCCCTAGTGATGCTTCTGCAAATGGTGTTACGGACGAAAGATCAAGAAGTACGCTATTGATTGGGTCTGATTGAAGCGTGTTTAATGCTTTATTTACGGAGCCATATTTTTCGGCATAAGAATTTCCTAAAGCATCAGCCACAGCCTCATCTTTAGCCTTTTGTGCAGGGTCTTGTTTGACTCCGGCCAGTCCCTCTAATTTTGAATCAAGGCCAATGCCCAACTGCCACAAGGTTTTTCCTGTTTCAACAGGATGGCGCACTGCATGATAAAGGCCAACGCCCGCACGACCTGCCGACGGTATAATATTTTTAGCCGTATTAAGAGCTATTTGTCCGGCACTTAATGTAGAAGCATCTGGAGTTTCTGCCCAATTTTTTATCGGTTCTTCAGATGTCCCGCTGTCTGTAGCAACAGGTGATGACTCACCAGAAATCGCTGCTTTAGCAGCAGCCGCATTGCGGGCTTCAAAATCATCATCAGAATTAACATTAGTATTGTCTGATTGATCTAAAGCTGCTTTCGCGGCTTCCGCATTACGGGCTTCAAAATCATCAAGTTCATTAGCCATTTTTAAACCCTTTACTGAGTTTGTATAATGCGGTGCAACCCTTTACGGCCATACCATTTGTCAATCTGTTGCGGAGTAATTTCACCATTTTGATACATTTCAAAATGTGTCCGCCCAGTTGTTGGGTCTTTAGCCGTAAAGAAAGCATTTAAAAGTTTTTGTTCTTTTGCATATTGATCGTTAGTGTGATCAGCTCTAAACGAAGTTAAAGCATTATTTGCATTATAAGTTCCACTCATTCCAGATTCGCTGGAAGCCAACTTTTTATAATCTTGCAAATAACCATTTTGATCTAAAGCTGGCTGGTTTTTAACAATCATCCCTGAAACTGCTTGCAATGCTGCAGATTTAGACATTACAGTGCCAGGGGTGTTTAATACCGCTTCTCGCAATGCCATCATATTATGCATTTCAGATGCATTTGCTGTTGAAAGATTGATTCCGCTGCTCATTTTATTGATAACTGCGGCATTATCTACATCTTTTTCATCAACTTTTGGAAGCCCTAAACCATAGGCTATATTGTTGTAATATTTTGCTGCCGTCAAAACTGTATTATTTAAAGGTCCGCCAGTTAAAAAGTTATTATCAGGCTGCGATGCTAAATCTTTTGCGAACAGCATAAGCTGGCGATTTTGATCGGCTGCGGCTTGAGCATTGCTAGCTATGTTGTTTTCAATGTTTTGATTTTGTTTAATGATTCCATTTTTCACATCTGGATCGGTATTATACCAATTTTGCGCGTCTGCTTTTGCAGAAGATACACCAGAATCACCCACACCATTTACAACTGGATCAAAAGTTGTAACTTGCGGCTGCGAAACAGGACGAACAGGTACTTGGCCAGCATTATTTGTTGCACCAGTTAATCCAGTTGCAGATTGGCTGCGTGTTGGCGGCTGACCTGCATCTCTCCACTGTTTCAACGTCCAAGTTTGATTGTTTGGCATAAGAACTTTTGGTTCTTGACCAGGAGGCGTGAAGAAATCTTGCTGTGCAGTTTTCTGACTTATCTGAGCAGTTTCTGCTTGTTTACGAGCAATATCAGCAGCCTGACCTTGCAGTGTTCCATAAGTTTCAGCGCCGCCGCCAAGACCCTGCAATATGGCAGAGCCAAGATAGCGGCTGTTTGATCCAGCCATATGTCCAAGGCCGGACAAGATAGACAATGCCATATTGCGGTTGCCCGCATCATCAAACCAGCTTTTAGCGCTTCCCAGCCCCTGCGACGTGTCGGGGGCGGGAGCCGCTGCGGCTTGTGTATTGGGTGTTTGTGGCGCGGCAGAAGAACCTGCACCATTCGGCTTAACGCCTGTTTTAACTGGCGCTATTTTAGGTTTATCAATAGTAGCAGATGGGCCATTAAGACCTGCTTCCTGATATTGGTTCCCGCCGGCTGGAACAACATCTGTCGAGACAACGGGGTTGGTCTGCTTTCCAGAAATAAGAGCTGTTTCTTCTGGGTTAAGCGCGGGTGCAAGATTTTGATTTAAATATCCAGCGGCTATATCACTTTTTAAACCAAGATTTGGTTGTTCCTGATAAGTCCTGTCAGATGCAGGAGAAACGCCAAACGCCCCTCTTAATTCATTTTCACGAGCAACATCCTTTGGAACAACAGTATTACCATATTGATCAACATATTGACCCGCAGTGTAAGAACCTATTTTTTCTGCATTATTTGATATTTCCTTTCCTGCTAATCTGCCTGCGTTTGCAATAGGTTCGCTGTTCCAGCTTCCAGTTACTCCAGTTGATAAATCTGGATCAATCGGCCCATTTATGTCGGCTGCATCAGGGCGTGGATCACCACCATCTGCATAATGCCCTCGACCAGCTACACCACCGCTTTTAAGAGCCAATAGCCCAAGAGCGCTACCAATGCCGGACATGGCAGAGCCAGCCATATTTGCAAGCTGTAAAGCCTGACCAATGCCAAGGCCGGACTGCGACGTGCCACTGGATGAACCTTGCGGGTTGGCCTCTTGGTTCAATTTGTAATTATTGTTTTCGTTGGGAATATCCAAATCATTCGGGTATTTATACGGCATATCATCCTGCGCCGTCCCGCCATCCGCATACCGACCTGCAACACCGCCGCGGGCATTATTAGGCCGGAACCCATTTTCATCAATAAGAGAAGGATCAATATCTGCTATAGGTGCAGCAGGTGCTGCAGCCGCTATAGATGAATCCACCGCCGCAGCTGGGGCACTTGTTGCCGCTGGGGTTGACGACGAAGGCATGTGAGCCTTTGCCCAATCATATCCCTGCGATGCTTCTTTGCCCAAACCTATAAGGCCAGAAACACCGCCAAGCTGCTGCAACCCGCTTTGTGGCTGCTGTAACTTAGGTTGATTAGCGCCCAGCAACTGATGCTGTTGAGATGGTGCACCTGTAGCAATATTGCGTGAGGTTGGAATACCCTTTAACAACTGGTCATAGATCGCCTGTTGCTGTGCAATCATATCATAAACACTACCGCCACCTTCTTTACCAATACGGCCACCCGCAGCAAGCCCCATGCCTGGCCCTGGCCCATATTCAGAAGGTGAATTTTGATTGCCATAACCAGAGTATGATGCCGTTGGATCATTGCTCAAATTAAACATTTGATTGTTATGGTTAGGCATTAACCCTGTAGTGTCAGTAGTATGTTTCTGAGGTGCCGCCGCAGGACTTGCCGCTGGATCAGTAATCTGAGAAAAATAATTGATTGGCGCTGACATTGCCTCTGGAGGAACAAAATTCTGTGGCGCAATAGCTTGAGCTGAGGCTGCAACATCTTGATTGATGCCGCCGCCTCTAACAGGCATTTCATTTTGCATTGCAATAAGGTGAGCCAATCCTGCGGGCATGGCTGGAGCCTCTGCAGGAGTACCGCCCTCTGCAAAACCCATTCCGGCATGTTGCGGGACAACTAATCCGCCTTCTGAGGACAAAGCACCGCCTGAAAACTTTGCGGGACGTGCGGCCTTTTCATAATCAACAGTTTTATATCCGCCAGCCAAGCCAACTGCATCAGGATGCTTTTTCTCAACCTCATCAGCCATAAAGCCGATATGCGTCTGCTCTGTAGGGTCATTCTTATAGTTGTAGGTGTAAATGGGCAGGCCATTATTTGCCTTACCGACCTTCTTGATGTTCTCCTTCAATCGACGATCAGAGAAGAAAGGCATTGGCTGCGTAGACGTTGTAGACGACCCAGACAGTGCACCAGTGCCCTCGGCAATGTTTGCCAAGAATTGCGCCACTTGGAATGGATACGCCTGCTGTTGCTGAAACTGGTTATATAGAGCCGTATTGCCAGCCTGTTGTGTTTGCTGTTCCATTGTGCCAGCGCCAAGCTGTGCCTGAGCGCCTGCAATAGCCGATTGTTGAGCGCCCGCGCCAAGATTGCCAAGCTGATTTGATCCGGCTAACTGCTGGTTAATGCCAGTCTGATAGTTCTGTGCAGCGTCTTGGAATCCTTGATTCTCCATGCCCGAAACTGTTTGTCCAAGAGCAAGGTTTTGCTGATTCATCAAATTGCCAAGGCCAATATTTGCACGATCACCGCCAAATGCGCCCTGAGAAATATCATTTCCCAACATACCCTGTTGCTGTTGCTGATTAACATTTTCAAGCTGATTAACAGTGCCCTGAACAGCCGTATTTAAAAACGGGTCCATATAATTGGAAACGCCGGATTGAAATCCCTGTGGAGTAGCCTGTTGCGTCGCATTGAATGTTCCAGCTTCTGCCGCACCAAAAGCAGGCTGTGCCATATTTGCAGCTTGATTGATTCCACCTATGCCCGCGTATTGCTGTTGATTGACTGGCGCAACAAAGGCATTGGGGTTTGTGCTGTATTGCTGGAACGGCGTTGCCGCAACACCCTGAGCCTGTGAGTTGACAGAATTGTACCGCGCCAATACCTGTGGGGGTATTGTAGTGGTACTCGTCGAAGTGCCAGTCTTGCCACCCATATTCAGTGCTCCATAATTGTATGCCCAGTATTGGCATTGTATAAAAAGAAGGCTCCGGCTTGCGCCCCAAAATTGCGTTCATAAAGCCGAATTTTTGCCTCTGTTCGTTGATTTGATAATACACCAATCAATAGAGGCAAATTCAACTCATTAGCAACTCGCTTTGAAAAATCGCACAATGCCCTCGCATGTCCTGTTTTTCTTTTTTCTCTGTTTTGCGATTCTTTTGTTGACCTAAATTCAGGATCAACAAAAATAGCCTTCTCCTCAATAATCCAATCGTCAGAGTACCACATCTGACTGGTTCTTAACAATATTGCCGCCTCGATGCGTTCTCCAGGTGCACCAATGATGCCAACAAGACCCTGCCACAAATAAAGGGCAGGTTTAATCATACCCAGCATCTTTTCTGGGTTTACGTTTTTAATGCCGTTTTCTTCCCATGCCTTTAACGCTAACTCCAACATTTGCGCTTCATCAGATGGCGTTCCTAGTCTAATCTGTGGGCTATTTGTCATAAAACATTTTCTCCGTTGCAGTCTCTCCAAAAAACTGGTATAAACGAATTATGATTGAACATAGCAAACTTATTGAACTTTTGCACTACAATCTTGAAACAGGATTGTTTCATTGGACAAAATCTCGTCCAAAAGTAAAAGAAGGAAATCCGGCTGGATGCCTTGATCATAATGGATATATTCGCATTGAAGTTGGCGGTAAAACTTATGCTGCCCATAGACTTGCTTGGTTTTACATAAACAAAGAATGGCCTTCCAATGAAATTGATCATATTAACAGAAATAAATCTGACAATAGAATTGAAAATTTGCGGCAAGCCCAGCATGGGCAAAACAGAGCAAATAGCAAAACTACAAATAAACATGGATTGAAAGGCGTATCTTTTAAAAAATGGATTAAATTTAATTGTTGGGAGGCAAAAGTTAAACATAATAAAAAAGACATTTATCTTGGATGCTATCCAACAAAAGAACTTGCCCATGAAGCATATTGCAGGGCGGCTAAAAAATTGCATGGTGAATTTTTTAATGTTAATCACGATGAGGCCCAGGAAGGTTTTGCAAAACTTTAATAGTTTTCTTGCGGTATTTTGTAACGAATGAATCCAAAGTTTTATGTCCATCATCTATATCATCTTCGCCTAGTCGTGTCACATCCTGCGGAGAAATAACATATTCACCGCCCGCTGCAACAATCGGAACAAGGTCGTCGTCTTCGTCATCCTGCGGTGCGCCATTGTGCCCGATGCCTGGCGTTCCACCACCTGCTGCCCGCGCCCCGTAGGGCTTTTCGTCTGAGTTATAAATCGGCGAAGATGAACCATAGGGACTCATGCTCTTCTGAAAATATGGATTAGATGAAAACATACGGCGGGCAACTTTAAATCCAGCCATAGTATTGCCTTCACCCATTGCGCCGATAATATCGGCTGGAATGACGTATGAGCCTGATTTGACGTGCATCGGCAAATGGTCTGTGCGGCCAGCTACAGGGCTGTGAATTGGCCCCTCATGCACAACTACCTTATTGCCCATTGTCGGCGCTTTTGGCACGGGAGCCAGTTCTGGCACATGCCCTAGCTGTTGGTTATTGCTGAATCCGCCTCCATCGGCTTTGGCTATGTAACCGCCAACTTTCTTTGTTATATCCGAATTTGTTGGGTCAAATTGTCCGTTGTTGCCAATGGCTGATTTGATTTGATGTGGATGAAAAGCGAATATTTGAGGGGAATCAATAGCAAAACCTGTAGCTGATTTTTCTATATCTTTTGGATTTGAATAAATTACACCATCATGCCCCATATCTTTTAACTTTTGAATAAAAGCAGGTGCATCAGATGCAGAATTTAAACCTTCAATTACATGAGGGCGATCTGTAAAATAAGGATTTTCCATTTTTACATGAACTGGATAAACCTTTCTGCCTTCACCTTGTCCTGATATATATGAATAATTTTTGTCAGGTGTAAAATAAAAACCATTAGTTTTTACACCAGTAGTTTTATCCGTTGTATATTTAAATTTATCAAAATCTTCAGGAGAACTATGATAAACTATCAACGGATTACCATTTTTAGTCACTATTTTGCTTTTTCCAAACCAATTTTTAAAATTATCGTTTCTTTCAGGATTCCCAACAGGTAAGAACCCACCATCGGCTTTAGCCGTCCGTTCAGATGCCCTAAACGCCTCTGCGGTGGGTGCGCCTTTTGCGCCTGGTTTACGCATGTGCTCGTGCGACCCGTGAGCAATACGCTCCTGCTTCGCATGAATGTTTGCATATAATCCGCCGCCTGTGGCACGGAGGATATGCTCTATCTCATTTTCATCATGTATTTGTTTAGAGTGAGAAGGATCAAATGAAATTGCGCCATCATGTGTTTTTGCAACAGTCCATCCATTAGGCTCCATTACATGTTCCCATATATGAGGAACTAAAGAATCATGCATGTCCCACGTTCCTGCACTATCTACAATATCTTTTGGGTTGGTTTCTTCAGTTATATTTTTGGCAAATTCTTTCCATTCATGAGGGCTCGCGTCTAATAAACCAACCTTATGATCAATTTCATCTCTTTTATTTATTAAAGAGCGAAACATTAAATTTTTAAATTTAGGATGAGTTACGTCAATAATTTCTTTAGGAGAAATTTTTGATTTGTCTAGCATATAAAGATTTTTTCCATAATTCGATATTCTTTCTGGATCCCCAGCCGCATACATTGAATAACCCGCACCCGTATCGACACCAGTGTTAGTTCTCCTAAAATAATTATTTTTTAACGAAAAAGAATCCTCTGCCCCACCCATAGCCTTTGCGTTACGCGCAACATTCAACGCGGCTGCAACAGCCTGATTCTGCGGATGACCAGCACGAACCATTTCAGAGATGTTGTGGCTGACTGAGGCTTTAGGATTCAATGGCATGGCGACCTCAAGAATAACTGACTGCTATGATCTGCCCCGAACCAGGAGCAACAACAAGACCATTGCCAAACGGCATTTGAATAACATAAATGCCAACTGTATTTGGAATGATGTATATACGATTTCCCGTCAAAGACGAAACAGCATTTGTATCATAAACTGTTCCAGTTGCTGACCCAGCCACAATGACAGAAATCGTTGCAAGCCACCCACCCGTAGTTTTAACTTGTGTAGTGGTTGAAATTTCCCGTGTTTGAATTGAACCCGCTAAGCGATTCTTGGCATTGATAATGCCGTTGACCGCCTGAACGGAGTTCTTTTGCGCTGTGAGTAGGTCGTCAGTACTTGCCATTAGAAGCGGCCATCCAGTTGATACCGATAGCGCACTGCACCAATTCGGTAGAAAATGTTTGAGGCGGCGTTTGTGCCGTCTGGTGAGGTTGATACTGAAAAAGATAACAATCTGTTACGAATGCGTACACTGAGATATTCAGTGGATTGCGTGATTGTGTATGGTCCATAAGGGATCGGCGTATCGCCCGGGTAATTTGTCCCGTAAAACGTAATGTACAATGTAGCGGGCGTAAGATTTCCGTCTGCAATGTTCCACTTGAAGTCCGGCCATATCTGATCAATAAAAATCAAATTATCCGCTTCATTGAGTTGCATATAACCCGTTTGAAACGAGGAAATCATTGGCGAAGTGCCAGCATCATAACCAATCTCATGCTGATAAATCGTGCCATTAGCCGATACACCGATTGGTGGCCCAAGAACGGACTGATCAATCCAAGCCAAGCGATCGAGAATGCCATAATCCCATTGCTGGGTAAATATGTTGTATTTAACGTATGAATCGTTTTCAGTAACGTTTACTGTTCCGGTTCCTGTTCCTGCAGCGGTTGCAGTGAATGTTGTGCCGACATTGTTATTGGCCGCACCAATTAAAGTGAAGTTTGTCGTGCCAACTGCTGAAATAGTATACGATACGCCAACTGTTAGGCCAGTGACAGGATAATTCGTCAATGACGGATAAAACCATGAAACTTCGCCGAATGTGCTATTGCAAGCGCATCGAATGTTTTCATAAAGATTCGTGTTAATATTTTGGAATATTATGTCCCAAATCGGGCACATAACTGGCGTTGGACCACTGCCTGTCAAACTCATAAATTTGTTGGGCGACATCCAGTAGACCACGCCCTCCATAACGCCAACGCATTTTTTGGAGATTGCGCCAACGCCATCAGCTATTTTGTTGAAGCCGTAGACGTTCGGTGGGCCAACATATTGCATTGCCCAGATTGCTAGGTCAGTCCAGATCAATGCCTGCTGTGGACCCTGCAAAGCCGCCACAATACGGCTGCCCTCTGGAATGCGGTAAGAGCCAGCCTGATTGTTTGAAGCTGCAATCCACGTAGTAAAGTCGCCAGCGTCACTCCATGCGACCAATAGAGGGTCTTGAATGCCTGTGGCTGTTGATCCATAAGCCACTAGCTGACGGGCAGGCATTGCCACAAATACGCCGTGATTTACTTGCGGTGCGGTGTTTGTTAGATAAGCCGTTTGCGTGTTTAATGAGGGAGACCAATAGTAAATCGCACCATCCAATGGGTTGATAATTAGCGTCTCGCCAAAATTAACAATAGACCAATCATTTGTTGTAATGGTTGCCGCAGTTGGGAATGTAAGAATCGCGCCAATTCCGTAGCCGTTCTGCCCATAGCCGCCCGTGCCGTATCCGCCAGGTGTTGATGCTGAAGGTATATT